AAACCTAAGTGTAACTGGTAATACTCAAACTGGTAATCTACTCACAGGTGGATTGATCAGTGCTGTAGGAAACATCAGAACTACTGGCAACATCACAGGCAATTACTTTATTGGTAACGGTGCATTTCTAACAGGTATTACAGTAGCAGCCGGTACTGCCATTGTGAATGGTAATAGTAATGTCAATGTGGGTGCCAATGGTAACGTCACAGTTGGTGTAACTGGAGTCAGCAATGTTGCAGTATTTGATCCCACGGGAGTCTCAGTTGCAGGTTTAGTATCAGCAACAGGCAACATCACCGGCAACTATTTACTGGGTAACGGTGCATTTATAACTGGATTACCTGCAGGATACAGCAATGCTGATGTGGCCAATTACTTGCCAACGTATTCTGGTAATTTGGTAAGTTTAACTGGTCCAGTAACAACGACTTCAAACATCACAGGTGGTAACGTCTTAACTGGCGGTTTGATATCAGCCACAGGCAATGTCTCTGGTAATTATATTCTTGGTAATGGTGCGTTACTAACTGGTGTTATCACCAGTGTGGCCAACATCAACAATGGCACAAGTAATGTAACTGTTGTGAGTTCTGGTGGCAACATCACTGTTGGAGTTGGCGGAACAGCAAATGTTGCTGTGTTTGCCACAACTGGAGAATACATCACTGGCGTATTGAGTGCAAGTGGCAATATCATTGGCAATAACATTCTAACAAATGGTGTTGTATCGGCCACTGGTACCATAACATCCAGTAACACAATTACCGGCGGCAATTTGGCCACAGCCGGTACTGCAAGCGCCACTGGTAACATAACTGGTGGCAATATACTAACCAGCGGATTAGTAAGTGCTATATCCAATATCACTGGTGGTAACTTGCTCACAGCAGGACTAATTTCTGCAACCAGTACAATTACATCATCTGCCAATATCACAGGCGGTAATGTACTAACGGGCGGTGTAATTTCAGCAACATCAACCATAACTGGATCAAGTTTATTGGGATCAGTTGTAAGTGCAAGTGGCAACATTGTTGGTGGTAATGTTTTAACCGGTGGCGTAATCAGTGCCACATCTGATATCACTGGCGCCAATTTACTCACAGCAGGTCAACTTTCTGCAGCTGGCAACGTTGTTGGTAATTATTTTGTTGGTAACGGTTCACAGTTAACAGGTGTGGCAGCGTCAAGTGTGTACGCCAATGCCTTAATTGGCAACACACTGAGTTCAAATGTACTGTATTCAAGTCTAACGCAAGTTGGAACACTGGCCAATTTAAGTGTCACAGCAAATGTCACAGGTGGTAACATCTTGACTGCTGGTGTGGTCAGTGCCACTGCCAACATCACAGGTGGTAACATTTTGACCGGTGGCCTAATCAGCGCCACCGGTAATATCATTGGTGGTAATGTTAATACCAGTAACATTCAACCCCTCAGCGGTGCATTAACAATCAGCACTGGAACTGGCAATCTTAACTTACAACCTGCTGGCAATATTGTTTTGTCTAACACTATTATTACTGGTGTTGCATATCCACAACAAGACACAGATGCCGCAAGCAAGATATATGTTGACAATTTTGCCACAACTGGCATCAGTTATCACCAACCAGTGGCCGCGGCCACTAACACAACATTGGCGGCAGCCACTGGTGGCACGATTACATACACTCAACCCAACGGTGTGGCCAACGGCGTTGGCGCATTACTTCAAACAACTGGCACGTTCAATCTAATTGACACTGCTAACATTCAAACGGTTGGTACCAGAGTACTGGTCAAGAACGAAGCCAACGCAGTGTACAATGGTGTGTACACTTGGTCCAATGCCACTGCTATTGTACGTTCAACTGATACTGATCAATACGGTGCAGATAGTACAGAACAGTTGAGTATTAATGACTACTTCTTTGTGTCAGGTGGCAGCGTTAATAAAGGCAGTGCGTATGTGGTCAGTGCACCACCGGGCACAATAACTTTTGGCACAAGCAATATTGAGTTTAGTCAATTTAGTAGTTCGCAAACGTACACAGCCAATACCAGTGCAGGTCTAAGTTTAGTAGGTACTGTATTCAACGCCAAAGTTGATCAAAATACCACAGCATTTGATGGTGCTGGTAATATCATAGTCAAGGCCGGGGCCAATCTCATAACACCAAACATTGGTGCCGCAACTGGCACAAGTCTAAGTGTCACTGGCAATCTTACTGGCGGCAATATCAATACCGGTGGTGTTGTAAGTGCTACTGCTAACGTCATTGGTGGTAATGTTTTAACAGGTGGTCTAGTAAGTGCAACCGGCAATGTAACTGGTGGTAATTTACTAACAGCCGGTGCCGTTTCAGCAACCGGCAATGTTTCTGGTAATTATTTCCTTGGTAATGGTTCAGCCCTTACTGGAGTTATTGCCGCAGGCGGCCAAGGTAACACAATCACATTGGGCACACCTACAGACGGTAATCTTGTACAAAACGTGGCCTATCCAGGATGGACCACAGCAACTTTTGTCACAGACGGCCTAGATGACTTGAATCAAGTGGCATTGAACATAGCCAACAGTACCTATGTGGGCAATGCCTATATCACTGCCAACGTGAGTTCTGGGCCAAGTCCATTAAGTGTATCACTAACCGGACGTTATATTGGCAATGCCAATGCTTACTTGTGGCAATTTGGTGATGGCACAGCCAATGTGACCACAGCCAACGCAGTACACACATTCAGCAACGTATCAGGCGGCACATTTACAGTGACCTACACTGCATACAACACCAATGGAACCTACAGTGGAAATGCGGCAAACGGTGCCAAAGGATCAACCAGCACAGCATCTACCACAATAACGTTGTATACACCTACTCCAATACCATCGTTTACTGCCAACAGAACAAGTTTAGACACACCTGGCGCTGTGTTGATAACCAATACCAGTCAGTACGCAGAAACTTATTCGATCAACTGGGGAGATGGTACCATTGTGATTCCGGCCAACAACTGGACCACAGCAAGTCATACCTTTACCAACGCATCAGCCAACACTGATGCCTTGTATGGAGTCAACTTAACAGGCAACAGTGCCAATGCAGGTGCAAGTCCCGTGAGCGTGACATCATCTAATACCAACGTCAAAGTTTACTCATCACAGGCCAGCAATGTGTTTGTCACTGCCAATCGAGCCAACGTGATCAATGGATCGGGCGTGATAAGTTTTAGAAACGATTCAAATGGTGCTCCAGGTAACACAGCAAGTTTTGGCGCACAACAGTATTACTATTTTAATTACGGCGACGGCAATATCAGCAACGTGACAATCGCATCTGGTACTGCTGGTAACCCTGGTGCGGCCAACGTTACCAATACTTTTGCATTGAGTGCGGCTAATCAGTCAGGCAACATTTATCAACAGTTCACGGCAAACTTGTCCTTGTACACTGGTTATAGTACTAGCCCGTTCAAGAGTGGTAACATCACAATCACAGTTGAGCCACAGACACGTGCCAACTTTGTTGGAACCACTGCCAACGTGGTCACCGATGCTACTGCTAACACAGGTAATGCCAGAGTGGGTTATCTCTATACTGACTATAACGGTGCCAATCGCTCAACATTCACATTCCAGAACACCAGTGAGAACAGCAACCTGGCCAACTGGACCTGGGGCGACAGCACATTCAGCAACGGCGTAAGCAACGTAGGCAACGCATTGCATACCTATACTAGTACTGGTGCCTTTACTGTGTCACTACAAGCCAACGGAATACCAAACGGTATAACCAGCACAGCACAAAGTAATACATTGAGTCAAACAGGTTATATCTTTATTGCTGCCAATCCAACTGCACCTACTGCACTTAGTGGCTTTGCTAACCTGACCATTGCCAATGCCAGCCAAGGAACAAGTCCATTACTGGCTGCCGGTGCCGCCGATGCAACAGGTGGTAATATTCCAGCCAACGGCACAAGTGTTACACGTTTTGCAACAACCGCAACTATCACAACCAGTGCCAATGTGCAAAATGCCAACACAGCAACCACAGGAACACTGACTGCTTATGTCAACAATGCGGCTGCCGGCAACGTAACATTTACCACATCAGGCAACACAGTTGGTACTACCGGCGCTTTGGTTGTGTCAGCTGACAGAGACCTACACGTGGCCAATGCCGCAGTGCCTAGTTATTTCTACAAAGTGTTCAGCGCAAACGTAAGTTGTGCTTTGAGCAGTTTGAGCACAGGTTACAACAATTACAAAATGGTACACTCAGTATCAGGCAATACCAACTACGTAGGCTTTGTCAAAGACAATTTGAACACGGCGCCCGGTCTGGTTACTGCTAACGTGTTGATGGTTGAGTCCACAGCAGGAACTTATAGATACATTTCGGGTATTCCTTACTACAACACAGGATCACCTGCAATTACAATTGCCAACCTAGAGGTCAGCAACCTAGCAGGACAAACTTATACTAGCACCACACCCTTTACATTGGCCAGTGGTACAGTATACGAAGGTTCAGGTGCAGTATTATCAGCAACTCAAACTAAAACCCTGGCACAACTTGACAATGCGGGCAACAGTATGTTGACTGGTAGTAATGTCAAGGCCAACATTGGTGTTAGTGCAAACTATACTTTTGGTAATCTAATTGGTAACATCACTGGTGCAAACAACAGCGTGAGTACCTTGCAGGCCAACATACTCAACGTAATAGGTACTGGTGCCACAGTACAATTGCCGACCAAGATACAGATGTATGCTGGCGCAAACTCTGGGGTAAACGAACAGTCAATCACTTGTACACCCACTGCTAACACACAAGCGGCCATACGTATTGTGATGAGCACGGCAGGCAATACTCCTGCGTTCTCTGATTCAACCAATTATTACACAGCCAATGCTTGGTCTGGAGCACAGACCATTGCTGGCACACCCGAGGCTGTGGTGCGCTATGGTGTACTCACACAATATGCAGTTGATTTGTCAACAGGCTATTTGCCAGTAGGACCAAACTTGTCGATTGGTGGAAATCGTACCAGCACACAATATTTTACTTTTGCGTTTGCAAGACCAAGCCTGGCTAACTTTGATATTAGATTAACAACTACTACAGGTGTTGCTGGTGTTTGGTTAGCGGCACCGGGAACAACCATAGACAAGAGCGGATTCTCATCGCCCACTCCTGGATTCCCTGGACCTACCAGTACCATCAACGGATGGCTGGAAGCATTTACACAGTATGCTGGATCAGGCGTTCCTGGTGCTGCCAGTGGCACTGGTGGTAACGGCTCAAATGGGTGTGCCTTGACCGGTGCGGATGTGATACCGTTAAATACAGCAATTGCCAACGTAGGATACACAATGACCCTGGGATCTCAAAACGCCGCCAACAGTGTTGGCAACAACATTTTAATTAGAATTGCATTGGCAAGTGGCCAATCTATCACAGCCTTGTCAATAGGAGTAGCCGCTTAATGGCCGCCTCGTTCAACGAATCACAAAAGATTGACTATCTTTGGAAAAAGGTCGGTTACGGGGTAACCAAAACCGCCGAACCTGCCTCCAAAGAAGCCTTCAACGAAAGTATACCCAGTCCGCTACTGTATCGTGGTGACCTTATTTGGACACAGAGTGGAGACATACCTGCCTCGCCTCCGGCTAGTACCACATCACTGGTGCAAGTTTACAAAGACGGTGGCGGCGCTGGATACAGTCCCACAGTACAATGTACAGAAGACCTAACGGCACCTGACAATCAAACCTGGAAAACCAATCTAATCAACTGGATTCCCACACAGTTTGGTGACAACTACTTGGTGCAAGTGTATGCTGGCCCCACAGGGTTGAGCAATCCTCAAACAGCAGGTACCAAGTTGTTTGGTGCTGGTTCCGGAAGTGATGACACCTGGTTCTTTGACTATCAATCTGGTGTTCTAAACTTTAATGGCGCAACCATACCAACTGCTATTGCTACCGGTACGGCTAACACAATTTATGTTGTTGGCTACAGATACGTCGGTGAGTATGGTGTAGATACTACATTTATCAGCAACGGCACAAGTAATGTAAACATTGCCACCGCCAATGGCAACATTACCATGGGTGTCAATGGCACCGGCAATGTTGCTGTAATTTCTAATACTGGCGCATATATCAGTGGCGTAGTCAGCGCCAGCGGCAACGTAACTGGCAACTACTTTATCGGTAATGGTAGTCAGTTAACTGGCGTTGCTGCCTCTAGTGTTAACGCCAATGCGTTAATTGGCGATACATTAAGTTCAAATGTTTTATATTCGAGCCTAACTCAAGTTGGTACACTATCCAATGTGTCAGTCACTGGCAATGTTATTGGCGGTAACATACTATTTGGTTTAGGCATTATTAGTGGCACCGGTAATATAACTGGTGGTAACGTACTAACAGGTGGTGTTGTGTCTGCAACTGCCAACATAACCGGTGGCAATGTCTTAACTGGTGGATTGATTAGTGCAACTAGTGATATCACCAGTGCTGCCAACATTACAGGTGGTAACTTATTGACAGGTGGTGTAGTAAGTGCTACTGCCAACGTAACCGGCGGCAACTTGCTTACTGGAGGACTTGCATCTGTATCAGGCAATGTAACTGGTGGCAATGTCTTAACAGGTGGATTGATATCAGCAACTGCCAATGTTACAGGTGGCAATGTACTAACAGGTGGCCTAGTTTCAGCAACTGCCAACATCACTGGTGGCAACTTGTTGTCAGGTGGGCTTGCATCAGTAACTGGCAATGTAACTGGCGGCAACTTATTGACTGCTGGGCTAATATCAGCAACTGGCAACATTCAAGGCGGTAACGTAAACACCAATCAGATTCGCAATGCAAGTGGTAACTTGACCATTGGTGTAACCAGCGGTAATTTACTGTTACAGCCCAGCGGCAATATTGTATTGAGTGCCAACACCTATATCAACAACCTAGCATATCCCGCACAAGATGGTGATGCCGCAACCAAACAGTATGTTGACAATCTTGCCACAACAGGTATCAGTTATCATCAACCGGTAACAGCCGCTACCACAACCACATTGGCCATAACTACCGGTGGCACAATCACTTACACGCAACCCAACGGCTCGGCCAATGGTATTGGTGCGTTGTTGACCACAACTGGATCATTCAATCTGATTGACACTGCCAATGTACAAACTGTTGGCACACGCATATTGGTTAAGAATGAAGGCAATGCAGTATTTAATGGCGTGTATACCTGGGCTAATGCCACAAACATTGTGCGTTCAACCGACGCAGACCAATATGGTGCAGACAGTGCTGAAGCATTTAGTATCAACGACTATTTTTACACCACAGGTGGCAACGTCAATGCTGGCACAGCGTTTATTGTTAGTGCACCAGCAGGAACAATCACATTTGGTACGTCGGGCATTACATTCAGTACATTTAGTACTAGTCAAGTTTATTCAGCCAATACCGCAGCCGGCATCAGTTTAATTGGTACAGTAATCAATGCCAAGGTTGATCAAGACACTACAGCATTCGATGGTGGCGGCAATATTATTGTCAAAGCCGGTGCCAATCTCACAACACCAAACATTGGTGCGGCAACTGGCACAAGCATAAGTTTAACAGGTAATGCCACTAGTGGTAATGTATTAACTGGCGGCATTGTAAGTGCTACTGCCAACATCACAGGCGGTAATTTACTAACTGCTGGATTGATATCTGCCACTTCAACTATTACATCAGCAGCCAACATCACAGGCGGTAATTTACTAACTGCTGGATTGATATCTGCCACTTCAACTATTACATCAGCAGCCAACATCACAGGCGGTAATTTACTAACTGCTGGATTGATATCTGCCACTTCAACTATTACATCAGCAGCCAACATCACAGGCGGTAATTTACTAACTGCTGGATTGATATCTGCCACTTCAACTA